GTTTGTGCTTGTTCTATTCATGCTTATGGCCCTTCTTCTTCGGGTGGTTCTTCTTCGCCTTTCTTAAAGATGTCCGCGACGCCTTCTGTCACTGCTCTACGGCTTGTTCCGATAATATCCCGGCCTGCCGCGTTAATGCCTGTCTTAACAGCCTTAACTGGATCAGGGTCCAAAGAGATTTTGCCGCCGAAAATAGATGTCGAGACTGCCGAGCCAATTGCGTCGGGGATGCTGTCAACTACGCCCTGTACGGTTCCGCCTAATCTCATGCCGACACGACTAGCCAATCTTCCGAAGATGCCCGACTTTCCTTCTGCGTCTTCTTGATTCGGTAAAGTAGAAGCCGGTGCTGCTGGAAACTGGGCTTGCGTTTCTATGGATCTGCCTTGAACATCATTTCTGATGGTAATAAGATTTGCCATTTCCCAAAAGTCGCCGCGCTCGTACCTTTCTATTTCTTCGTCATTCAAATCTTCATTTACATTAGAGTATAGTGCGGTCTCATATTCGAATGTCATTTGTAGTTCGACTAAATCGGCAGACGCTGCATAGTCAAGTGTATCGTGTTTGAATGCCGAAATTCTAGGACGGACTAAGCGAACGCGAGAAAATTCTCCGCCGTGGACTTGGTAAATGTCAATGGCATCAAATAGGTATTTTTGATTGAATACGCGCTGAATGTTATAACCAAAGTTGTCGCGGAATTCTGCCGTACGGATAGTATCAGTAAACTGTTCGGGTCGTTGCGTCCTTGAGTCTTGAAGTTTCTCAGGAGCCACACCATCTCGAAAATAATACTCATAATACATTTCCCACAGTCGAAGAGTTTTACCATCTACTGTATCATGAAATGTAATGTTTATAGGATCATACTGAATCTTTGTCTGAGATACTATTTTACGATTATATTGATTAAGAATTTCCGTATCAATTTTCATCGAAGGCATCTCTGCGGTCTTAACCATTGCAGAAATAAATTTCTGATCCGGACGATCAAGAAAATTCGCTACGTGGTCCATCACATAGCGATCTGTATTAAATCGAAAGACAACAAAGAATTGAAACTTTTGACGAGGCGTACCGTGTCCCAGGTACGCCTTGTTTAGTCCAAAGTTCTCTGCGGCATGGCGAGAGTCGCGTAAGTGTACACGCTGCTCTGCCAAATTACCAGCAATCCCCTTAAAGGTCTTAGCCATGCTAGACCCTCACTTAGCCTATCGAAGTTCCGCCAGTGAATCCATCCAATAAGTTAGGGAACGGATCGCCGCCGACGGTTGAACCATCGTTCGTGTTTGGTCCGCTTAGTAGTGTTGCATTGTCAAAGCGAATTGTCATTGTAATTCTCATAAACTCTGCACCACTCTCGTAGTTATATGTTCCTTCATCAGTGCTCTGAATAAAGCAACCATCCAACTGCCAGCTTTCCATTTCTTCTGCGGTTGTTCCATCTAAAGTATGAATCTGCATACTAAACTTATAGTTTGTTCCAGCGACAGGACCAATTTGCTCAAGATGATTCAATTGTTTCTGAATCTGAGAGTGTACAGCGGATGTTACTGCATTGGTGATGTCATCTCTTACCTCGAGATTAATCGTCTGCCACTCATGCTTGCCTGCTAGATATGCACGTGAGTTATACGAGTGTACCGTAATCTCTTCGTGTGATACCTTTGGTCGATCTACAGACTGAACATTCGAAGTAAGCTCTCGAAGAAAGTTGTTTGTGCCGAAATTCTGAAAGACAACGCGGAAACGATATGCTAGTTTTGGTTGTAGCATACCTTGCTTTACGCCATCAATAGGCACACCAAATTTATCTAATGCCATTTTTTATTCTCCTAAAAAGAAGCTTGTTCAATAGTTATTTATCATCTTTGTATGATTTTTTAGATCGCAAAAAATAAAAGCGGCATTGCCGCTTTTATTCTCTTATTTTATTATAAGATTAGGCAGTTAGATCTGCACCTGTGTTCTGAATACGAATTGGGATATAGATAAACTCAACTGCCTTAATTGGCTGAATTGCGATATCTACCCACAGCTCGTTTCTATCAACTCTTGCTGGTGTGTTGTTTGTATCATCACACACAACAAGGAAGTCAAACAATGCGCGAAGGGTAATCAGCTCTGCTAAGAATGAATCAAATGCATTCTTTACGGCATCGCGTGTTACGCTATCGTTTGGTTCGAATAGGAACGGCTGTGCAATTCTATCAGCTTGATAACGCAAGTAGTTCACCAACCTAGCAACATTGACACGATCTAGTGCCGATTCTACTGGATTGCGTGTCTTCTGACCATACACAACAAGTCCGCGTCCCGGAATGAACGAGATTGGATTTACATTGTTGAGGTACAACACATCGCGCTGCCCTTCGTTCAGCGTTACTGGGACAAATTCGTCCTCAGCATCCAGATAACCTACCGATGTTGCGTTAGTTACTGTGCCGCGCTGGAATCCAGCTGGAGCAAACCAAGGATAAGATACTTGGTCATTAAACGCCATTACACGAAGCATCATGTGCGATGGTGGAACTACAACTTCGCCGCCATCAAGATTCGTTGTAAAGCCTGATGGATAGTAGACGCCAAGGTATGGATAAGAACTTACTAAACCTTCTTCGCCATTGGAAGGCGCTTGATTAGCGTTCGTTGCCCATGCTTGTAGCTCGGTGCTGTTATCGCGTAGGTTGAACGGCGTATCACCGATGATGAATGCCTGTTCCTTACGATCCTGATTCAACACAATTAGCTCATCAATTAGCTCTGGGAAACCAGGTGCTGCTAATAGGTTATAAAAGATTGTGTCGGAACGAATAGCTTCGTTGGAAACAATTGTAGAAGCAAGTTCTTGTGTCACGACCGCCTTCACAGCATCTAGTCCTGTGAATGGCGAGCCGTCTTCACGATTACCGCTTGCGTTAACCCAACGATCACCAATTAGCGTGCCTTCAAATGTATAATCTTCACGGAAGACCTTTACATTACGACCGCTGTAACGAGTGTTCCATAGAAGCATATCGACTGGATATAGCAATGGATCTGGTGCATCGGCGTCTAGCGCAGCGCCAGGCTCTGTTCTGGCATCAGCAAATACAATACCCTTTGTTGTGGTCTGATCTGCATTATCGACCAATACCCAATCTGTGTTACCGGCATTTCGACGGTAAATGACAGGATACTCTTCGACCTGATCTGTGTCTACCCATAGATCACCAGCGGCTGGTGCCGCTGGCGCGGTTGGTTGAATAAACAGATCAACAGCTAGTTCAATCCATGTGCCAGCTCCATCATTCACCATAATGTCAATATCGAACGATGGGTTGTACCAGTATGCGCCGTCGGCTGCTGGTGTTGTTGGCTCTACAGAGGATGCCATATATGCTGGTGCTGCGGTACCAAGTGGCTCGAAGTTTGAGTAATTGCCAAGTGCGATCGATACATCAGTTACAAACGACCCAGTATCATTCTCAATGAGAATATCTTCACCTGCGGTATTTGTAAGAGTTAGACGGTCATTTGTTGTCTTACCTGCAACCACGTTAGGAATACCCAATAGGTTAATTGCTTGAATTGTGGCATCTATATCTTCACTACCGGCAAATGTTACAGTTACCTCATTGATGTCAATTGTGCCTGCTCCCATGCCGCCGATTGCAAACGCATCTGTGCCTGTAACAATTACTTGCGATTCACCGTTGTGCCATTCTAGTCCGAATTCGGATCCTGTCGCAGCTAAGAATGCTGCTACCGTACCAGTTGATACATCGTTCCCATCAAATGCCGTATAATATGCAGCATGGTCTGTATATACTGAGACAGCATTAGTGTTTACCCATGCACCGGTAGATGCATTATAATAACTTAACGGAATATCTAATCCGGCGTTTGGTGTTGTTGTCTTAAGCCAATAGTCTCCGGCAGTCGGTGCCGCTGGAACCTGCGTGTGGGACGATGCTGTAAACGGTGTTAGGAATCCCCAATTGCCGCTGGAACGTTCAAAGTATTGCACGTTGCCTTGAGTATCAAAGCTTGCAATTACATCGCCGTCAACATATCCAGCATTTGGAAGATTGCCGCCAACAATTGTGGCGTCTGTTGTATTTAAATGAACGCTTACGTCTACCGCAACCCAGTCTGTACCATCGTATTGGAATAGTCCTGGGACGAAGTCACCGGTGTTCAACCAATATGTATTATTTACTGGTGGTGCAGTAGGTGCTTCTGTTAGCGGCTCTAGCTCGGCTAGGTCTATATCTGCTCGCATTACATACGCGCGATTTGCAATTCCTAGATAGGAGTATGCAGACAATAACCCATATTCGTTTAGTGGGTAACCATGCCTTGCCGAACCACCAACCTCATTGAAATTCGGTTCACCAAAAGTTTGAATCAGCTCTCGCTGACTACTAATAAGGTAAAGTTTTTCCGCATTTGATGCGCGGGTGCCTTCAGCAACGGCAGAACCGTCTGGTGTTGGCTTATCATTAGCTGTTACAATAAAAATTAGTGGGACTGTACCTGGACCCGAAGAAGTGTATAGACTTTCATCGGTGACGGTTACAGAAACGCCGGGGCTTACAAGTGTTGCCATCTCTTATCTCCTGTTCAATGAACTTTGTTACAGGTATTTATCTTAAAGAGCGACATTTAGGGCGGTTATGCTGCCTATTGAAATCTTCTTAGAGGATTATTTAACTATTTATCTTTCACTGGGTTTTTGAAGTCTTTATAACCATTGACATCTGATCATTAAGATCATCTAAGTCGCCGTTATTGTCAACAATTATATGTGGCTCACACCCAGCCCATGCCCATTCGCTTTCATGAATGTGGCTATAGGCCGTTCTCATCATCTCCTCACAATGATTATCGCCATTGTAGGCCGCGACTGCTACTTCCCACCAATCTGGTTTCTCACCTCGATCTACTCGAACCAACAATCCACCCTGGTCTTGAATCATTTTGATTTCGTTTGTGAATCGTGCATCACTAATAACGATGTTCGTGTTTGGTTGTGTCTGTAGTTTATATTTTAGACTAAGCAACCATATATCTTTATGAAAATGGTTCCTTAAAGCTTCAGTCCCTAGTAGTTGTAATGACAGTCTAGGAGTAAAGTTTTCAATTCCCAATTCTTTAGACCACCACTCGTCTACTTCTTCTCGCCATTGTCGGCTTTCTGCGGTATCGCCTTCTAATAAATTTCTTGGCCAACCGAAGATGTCAGCCGTAGCATCTTTAAGAGCCGATGCAAAAGAGAATCTAATAAAGTCGTGATCGCGAACCAATATATCAGCTGCGGTGTTCTTGCCTGAACCGATGGCACCTAATAGACCTATAATCATATATACACCTTTTATAATTGTTAATTATAACAGGGATATAAATATATGTCAACTATTCTTTTGGGCCATCTTGTGAAAAGAAAAGAGAAAGAAGAAGCGCGCCGAGAAGGAATAGCAGGAATGCCACCTAGGAATAGTCTACTTCAATCTTTGGGGTTGTATCGCCTGCTTGCATTTCTACAGGTTTCTTACCCATAAACGTCTCCGCCCGGATTGTGTTTGGACCTGTATACTCCCACCATTGTTCAACAAGTGCTTCTCTGCGGCTAATAATGCGAGTGTGCCTCTTTGCCCACCCCAACTTTTCTAGATCGCCCCAAGCATAGGATGAAGCGGAACCGGTCGCGGCTGCAATGAATGGCTTTTCACCATTTTCAATAGCATCTTTTAGTTCGTTGAGGCCTTGCTTATTCTCTTTAAGAATTTCTGTTACTTTCATTTTTACTATTCCTTTTATCCGATAACAAATGGCATTCCGTCACGACCAACAACGAAGTTGAGTAACTCAACTTCTAATTTTTCTAGGTCAGCCATTGCTTCTTGTTTCATTTCAGGGCCGTTCAACAATACCGCGCCGCCAGGGCCTGGTAGTCCGCCAGCAAACATACCTCGAGCCTGTCCTAACATTAGTTTGCATTGGGCTGCGGCGTAGTCACGAACCCAAGGTCCAGAATACGGGTCCTCAATTAATAAATCCGCCGGACGTTTCATCCAAACCTTAGCAACGACGTCCTCTTCTGCTGTAGGTCGTCTTATAAGGGTTAGCTTATGCTCCGTCGGGCTCCACGTGAAGTTGATCTCCGACCCAAACACACGACCGATCGTTTCTTGATACTGAGCAAAGAAATCCCATGTAGCGAGACCGCCTGTTCTACCTGCTTGAAGAAGATAGATATTTGAGAACGCTGCCTCAAATGGATCGAAATTTGTTCCGCCTGTGCTATTTGCTCCAACCCCTCGACGATATAAGCGTTCTACTTCCTGTACCTCTTCAGGCATCGTGTAGACATTCTCATATGGTTGCATAGTGAAGAAGACGTGTGCTTCCTCTACGCTTCCCGATGTCTTTTGTCGGAGTTTATCAAGTGCCAGATCTACTGCCACTTCATAGTGTTCGGGATCTAACTCAACATCGATCATCCGATTGCCCAACATTAGTTGAATCTGATTTATCAACCTTGTCTTTGGTGTTATGGTTGCGCTCATACATTTATTTATCACCTTTTGTCAATATTTGACTTTGGAATAAAACTAGTGTATAAATATAGACAACTATAGAGGTATCTCATGATCACAATCCCAGTTGCCCCGGGCGATGGCATAGGCCCCGAAATCACCGAAGCGGTCCTTTCTATTCTAAAGTCAGCAGATGATAGTTTAAACTTCGTATACACCACAGTAGGTCTAAAAGCTTACGAAAGTGGTCTGTTGGCTGGCATTGGCCAAGACACATGGAATGCCATCAAAGAACACGGTGTGATATTGAAAGGTCCGATCACCACCCCGCAAGGTGGAGGATACAAGAGTGTTAATGTCACCATGCGTAAGACATTAGGACTTTATGCAAACCTTCGTCCTTGTAGCTCATACTATCCATTCGTAAAGTCGCTTCATCCTACAATGGATGTGGTGATTATTAGAGAGAATGAAGAAGATACCTATGCTGGTATCGAGCATAGACAATCGGATGAAGTTTATCAATGTTTGAAACTCATTACTCGTCCAGGTTGTGAACGTATTATTCGATATGCTTTTGAGTATGCCAAGAACAACGGTCGTAAGAAGATTACTTGTATGACCAAAGACAACATTATGAAGATCACGGACGGGCTTTTTCACAAGGTGTTTGACGAGATTCGTGTCGAGTATCCTGAGATTGAATCAGACCATATGATTATCGACATTGGTTCAGCACGAGTGGCTAGCCGTCCTACAGATTTTGATATAATCGTTACACCGAACCTATATGGTGACATCATTTCCGACATCGCTGCCGAAGTGAGTGGTTCGATCGGTCTTGCAGGCTCTTGTAACATCGGGGCTCGCTGCTCGATGTTCGAAGCGGTTCATGGTTCCGCACCTGACATCGCCGGGCGAGACATCGCTAACCCTTCTGGTCTGCTAATGTCCGCGGTGATGATGATGGTCCATCTTGGACGACCAGAGATGGCGGAAACTATTCACAACGCCTGGCTACGAACGATTGAAGATGGTGTTCATACGAAGGACATCTGCTCTCGCACCTCTAAGCGCGTCGTGGGGACGCGAGAGTTTGCACAGGCAGTGATCGACCGCCTCGGTATGGTCCCTTCGAAGCTGGAGCCGGTCGTCTACCCACCACAAGCGAGGAAGATTGACCTATCGGCGCAGACTCCGTCTCGACCAAAGGCCAAGAAGGTCTGCGTCGGTGTGGACGTCTTCCTGAACTGGGATGAGGATGATCGAAATCCTGTTGTGCTGGGCAAACGATTAGAGGGTATTGAGAGCCACGGGTTGGAGCTCAAACTCATCACCAATCGCGGGGTGAAGGTCTACCCTGGTGGCAACCCTGAGACGCTGCTCACCGACCACTGGCGCTGCCGTTTCGTCTCCACCGTTGAGCGCGATGTGACCAACCTCATTCCGGGGCTGCTCTCCCGCATCTGGCTGCATCGTCTAGATGCTGTGAAGACGGAGAACCTCTACACCTTCGATGGGGAGCGCGGGTACTCGCAAGCTCAGGGCGAGTAACCTATTGATTCTGTAGGTCGCTAAGTCGTTGATTTTCTGTAAATCCGCACGAGCGTTAGGTTCTGTGCAGGTCTGTGCGTCATTGTACTGTTTACCGCACGACTATGCGGGTTTTAGTCGTCTTGCGACTTATTCTTATTTATGGAGAAGTTCGCAACATCGCTCTTAGCAATCCGACCACGCTCCTCAAAGATGATGTAACTGCCTTTCTCGTCTAGAAACTTATCGACAAACACCGTTCCGTCTTTTAGCTTGATGCGAACCCGCTTGCCTTTGTGAGTGGATGTATGCACTATTCACCAACCTTCAGATTTCTCTTCATCAACACCTTTGGGTCATTGAGGCGATTGACAATCTCATTAGCCAAAAACATCGCCATCTCTTCTGTCTCGCCGCGGACTTGAATCATGCAGTCCCACCCGGACATATTGTGAACTTTGCCGACGTGGTCTATCCAAACCTCCCACACTTCTTTATCTATGTCGTCTACAAGCTCGTATTCACCAGTCGGATAATGGATCTGGTCTTCCTCTGAGAAAACTTCCGTTTCCTTCCAGTCCTTGAAGGGTGGAGAAATTCTACCGACCTTAAACAAGGCTGTGCCCTTCTTCGACCTCCTCGATCGATATGAACGGGAAACGCGAAACGATCCTGTCAGGATCGTTGCCTGCCCTCTCTACCGAGTATTCTTCACGCCCGGGGATTGCCTTTGTGAGGACTTCGCCGCTGCGGATCTCCATATCCCAAAAACCATTCATCACTCGTCCTGCAATGATGGTTCCGTCTGGTCCCCGCTGAACTAACGTCAGCTCGAGATGGTGTACACCGTTGAGAATAACCGTTGCTCGTTCATCCATCACCATTCTCCACCATCTTGCGAATCGCCTTAGCGAACTTCCGTCCGACCTCTTCGTCAATCATCTCTCGAATGTCGTCGTTGATGGCTCGGTTGCTGTATCCGCAGCCATACCTTTCTCGACATAACTCCGTTCGATAATCAGACATCTCCTTCCCGAGAGCATCTTCAAAGAAGATTTTGAGATCGATGAGCCCCACCTTACTTTACACCAAATACAAAACGAAGAACGGTACGCTTCCACCAGGAGTTTGCCAGCACCAATCGCCACCCTTCTTTTCTGGCGGCCCATGATGGATGAAAAACCCCCGTGTTGCAGTTAAGTACCGCCTTTTCTGTTCGATGGAACACGGAACAGGCTTGATCGTGTGTTGCGGCGGGACCATGGAATTCGATTGTTGGGATATGCATGGTCACAGATTTCTGTTCGTTCATTACTTCACCACCCTCAGGATGACGATGTGTTCATTCATCTTACCGTTTAGACTCGTCTCCATCGCCTTGATGTTTCCCAGAAACTTCCGAAGCTGGACCTTACCAGCCTTCATCACTTCGGCGAGCTGCTCCTTCGGCTTACGCAACGACTTCTGTACCGACTCGCCCTCATTAAATTCCTTAATGTATGCGCCCTTAACAGTTAGACCGCCGTCATCCTGAGCAACATACCGACCCAGCTTGCGGTTACGGGTATTGAAAACCCACACCTCGCGGGCACCGATGATGTTGATCGGATTGACACTTGCAATGCCGTAATCAGTATCCTGCTCCTTATACTTGATTCGGGCAACCAGTTTCTCCTGAGAGACCGCCTTCTTCTTGCGAGGTGCTCGCTTCGCCTTCTGAGCAATCGACACCATATTGGCGGCTGCCAGAATGTTTTCGATCAGCTTCACCATCCGCTGGATCTGCGTCTTCTTCAGATTCGCATAGCCTTCCTTCAGGTCTGCATCCTTGCCGGCAAGAACTGCCTGCAATTCTGCCAGCTCTGCTTCGTAGAATCCAGAGACATATCGAGCCTGCGGCGCCTTGAAGCTCGCCTTCTGCATTTCCGCCAACGGGTCAAATTCATCAGCCTTGTTTCGAGTAGACGCTGCAAGATGGTCCAACCAACCATCAAAGGTTGCGGACAGATCGGCTGCCTGATCACGGATGCGGTCTTGCACCGACACCACCCGCTTCTTGATCTTCTCATCTTTCTTCGCTTCGGCTTTCTTAGCAGCAATGATCGCCTTACCAGTAGCCACTCGCTGTGACAGAAGTTTCTCAAATCCTTCCATCACTTCCGGCTTGAGCTGTCCGCCACCATTCAAAATCGTTGCATACTTGCCGAGGACCTCGAGAATTTTGTCATCGAGGACCTTCAGCGCAGCCATGTCTGCCTTTGTCATGTCTGCATCTTTGGCGTAGGTCAATACTGCCTTCGCCAAAGCCTTGTTCGTCATTTCGTATTGTGCAAAATGCAATGCACTATAAAAGCGATTCGTGTAATCCTTCGCGTCGAGATTCACACCGGCGAAGTCCATCTTCGGAGCTTCATACCGAACCTTCTTGCGACCGCGTTTCTTAGGGACTGCCTTCATAAAACCTGCTCCTTTACTGTACCACTATTATACCATCTTTATGGAAAAATGTCAAGAACTATATTCCATTATATATCAACGACTTATAAGTCATTGACATAAGCGTGTTTTTTATCTTTCAGCAACAGCATGAATGCTTGTTTTTCCAATAAATCGCGGTCTTTGCCTATCAGTTTCTTTGGAACCACCCACTTGCCTGCAGAATAAGGAATTCTTGATTCTCCTTCTGGAATGACCTCTCGTACTTCATATGATGTTACAACGCCACGGAAATCATGAGTTCGAATAATTATAACTTCAGCAACCCTCAGACTTTTTTTGTCTACCGTCGGTAGAATGGCAAGCCTCGGTTCACCAAAATTGGCATATGATATCTTGTACTGATTCTTCATCTTATTTCCTAACTTCTAGGATTTGCTCCGTACTTGAGACAATGCTGGAAATACTCTTTCTCATCTGACGGGATAAGGTCTCTGTTAGTTGCTCGTTTTAAAGACCATTCGGGCGGGCCTAACCCATCTACTCCGAACCAGTATACCAGATAGGTGTTTTCATCGTATCTGATGCGAATCCGACCATACTCAAACGGAGGATCACCATCAAGCACCATCCCATCATAGGGAGAGGCGGTGCTTCGTTTGACATAATCGTTTCGTTCGAACATTAGGCCTCGCCGCAGAACCTTGTCCGGTCGATCCTCGCACCGTTGTCCTTGTAGGTGTAGACGACATACTCCCTCTGCATACGATTGTGAATTCGAGTCGTCACCGCCCGCGTCCTACCGCTTGTGTCCTGGTAGAGCCACTTGCGCGTCTTCGGCTTGCGAACGCAGGAAGTGGGGGTCTTCAACCCAGCCAGCGGGTCCGGGTGGGTTGCTCCGAGTTGATCTGCCGTCGTAGCCACATCTTTGCCGCATACCGCACCAATTCTGCGGGCGACAATATGAGGGACAAGATTAGCGACTGCGGCATCGATGTTGTCTTCGTTCAACCACTTACTATTGAAGCGGGCGACTACTCGACCAGCCTCTCGCTTGTAGGAGACGACCTGGCTCTTGCCGCGGTTTGTGAAAGTGGCACGAAAACCGTTGAGGTCAACACTCATCTCTTTCTCAGCCTTTACGACCAGGGCGTTGACCTTGCGCTCAACCTGCTTTTCATACTTCGTGCTAAGTCGTTGATTTTTCAAAACGTAACTCCTTTCTCCAGTATCATAATGATACTATCAAGGTGAAAGGAAGTCAAGATCTAAATTTTCAACGATTTCAATAGGTTATACGATTTCGCCGGCCTGTATGGTGATATCTTGCGTTAGCAATGCGGTAGAAGTTCCTAATAAACCGATTTCTATGCGCCACGTTCCGTTGGCTGGACTGACGCCCGACTGATGCGGGCCCATAGTATCTGCTGCTTCTTTTGTTACATCAAGCGGTAACCATGCCGAGCTATTACCAACAGCGATATCTGTTCCTGCGTTTAGGACCGGGCTGCCATTTACACGAAT